TTTAAACTCAATGGCCGGCCGGAAGAAGGAAAAATTTTGACCGTGGAAGATATTGAGCAGATTGGATATAAGTTTCAGTTGCTTTACCGGATTAAATAAAAAAGAGCGCTTACATAAGCCATTGCAGTGGCGTAAGCACTCACGCAAATAATCAACTTTATTGTAAACCAAAAGAAAGGATACGTCAAATGAGAAAATTTAATCTTGTATTTTATTTCTCCGGCGGCGGGCAGTTTGCTTGCGAAATCGAAGCGGAAGACATGGCTACTGCCGGTAGCATCGCGGAAAGTTTGGAACTGCGGCTGTCAGGTTGCAAAGGCTATGACCTGTACGTCAAGAAGGAGGACAAGTAGTGTGGAAGGAGCCAGACTGGGACGACGGCAATTACATGGAGTGGGCGGATCAGGAGAGGCTGGTCCGGCAGGATCTCGAAGAGATCGACAGAGATTTAAGACGGCGGAAGGCTGAGAACTATAGAATGACCGAATTCAAGGAGGAAGAACATGAGCAGTATTTATGAATTGACAGACCAATGGAAGGAAGTAGAAGGGATGCTCTATGACGGAGAAACAGATGAGCAGATTATCCTGGATACATTGGAATCAATTGATGGCGAGATCGAACAGAAAGCAGACAACTACGCGAAGCTGATCAAGAATATGCTCTCTGATGCGAAGATTTTAAGTGCAGAAGAGGACCGTATAAGGCGGAGGCGGCAATCAATAGAAAGCAGGGCGAAGCGTCTCAAGGAAACGCTGCAGGCAAATCTGGAATATATCGGAAAGACCAAATTCAAGACTGTCCTGTTCAGCTTCAGTGTATCCAAGAACAGCGGGAAACAGCCCTTGGAAATTACTGATAACCTGGATGATATCCCGGGCAAATTCCTAATTCCGCAGCCACCGGTGGTGGACAAGGATAAGGTAAGAGAGCTTCTAAAAGAAAAAGAAGTAGAATGGGCGCATTTAGAGCCATATGGCAAGCACCTCAATATCAGGTGACGGTTATGGATGAAAAGAAAATACAGGGGATCCCTCCATACAGGATGAACCAGATCATGAAGACGGCTGCTGACATAACTGACCGACTGGTGGGAGGCAGGAACCTCTATAATCCTACATATCATGAGTGTGAGATCGTGATAGAGCTGGTATCTGAGGCGATTAAAAAGAGTAAAAACGAATACAGGAGGAAATAAAATGTTTTTGAATAAGACGCAGTTTAAGAAATGGGTTAAAGACGCTTTTAAAGGCGGCGGCCTGACAGTTGGGCGTGTTTACGGTGGACTGGTAATATGCGGAGGAACATGGACGACATGGACGGAAGAAGGGTATGTACCGAACTGGGTGAAGGCTACTGTGATGGAATATGCCGGCGAACTGCCGAAGGCAGGTTATGTCTTTAAGGCCAAAAAAGACAATCCGGTACAGTATGAGATAGCAGAGAACAAATACCTGGATCTTCCAAGTATGTTCATGGATGCAAAAGTTCCGTTCTTGGTTACGCCAATTGTATACGATGAAAGCTGGAAGAATTTCAGATTTTTGCAAAATATTGGGACGCAGGAGATTATTGCTGTCAGTACATATCTGTATGACATTCTGGACATGAGGGAACTGGGTGGGGAGAGCAGGCCGGCTGGGCCATGCTCAACAAGCCGTAATGGGTCAGTCTTGATTTGGAAAAATGAACATTCGGCCCTGTCGATCTGCAAGACAGATATAAGTGGCAATGGATTGGATGTCATGGACGTATTGGCAACGCATTCATTCGAGAAGGAGGTCGTTTAGATGGCAATACCAGTTCTGATCATTGGAAAATCCGGGAGCGGGAAGAGCGCAAGCATGAAGAACTGCGTGGGAAAAGACTTTAACCTTATAAGAGTCCTGAACAAGCCTCTCCCATTCCGAGGGAAAATAAATGGGTGGATAACAGATGATTACAACACCGTACATAAAGCCCTTAAGTCCGCTCCTGCAAAATCAGTAATTGCCGATGATGCAGGGTATCTCATTACCAACTATTTCATGAAAAATCACAGCACAAAGGGGAAGGGAAACGATGTATTTGGTCTGTACAACACACTTGGAGATAATTTTTGGAATATGATTCAGTTTATTGTAAATGAACTGTCCCCTGACAAAATCGTATACATTATGATGCATGAGGATACGGATGATTACGGAAATGTAAAGGCAAAGACAATAGGAAAACTGCTTGATGAAAAAATATGCCTGGAAGGTATGTTTACGATCGTACTCAGGTGCGTTAACAATATGACTGAACATAAATTCATCACACAGTCTGACGGCAGTGCAATCAGCAAGTCACCGGAAGGGATGTTTGAAGACATAGAAATACCAAACGACATTCTATATGTCGACAATAAAATCAGGGAGTATTATGGGATTGAGAACCCGAAAAATGCAGAGAAACAGGAGGAGAACTAACTATGATAACAAAACCAACAGGATATGATGAAGCAGCGGCTTACACAGGGGAATCTATGCAGCTCCCGGCCGGACTGTACATATGTGCAATTAAGCAGGTGAGTGAAACACAGACATCGAATGGTCGCCCACAGATAGCGATATTGTTTGATGTAGCCGAGGGGGAGCACAAAGGCTTTTATCAGGCGCAGTTCGATGCATCAAAAAGAATGAACGGGGACAAAGCTAAATGGAAAGGCGTACATAAGCAGATTATGGATGGAACAAGCCTTCCATTTTTTAAAGGGCTTATGACCAGTATAGAGAAATCTAACCAGGGCTATCAGTTCCCGTGGGGAAAAGAAGGAAATGAGAAAACACTTGTTGGCAAAAAGTTTGGTGCAGTTATGGGAAGGGAGCAGTTTTCGACCGATGACGGAAGAAAGGCATTTGCAACAAAAATCTTCCAGATTCGCAGCATTGACGGGTTAAAAGATGCGACAGTACCCGAGGACAAACTACTTGAGGAGAGTGCTGATAAGCCGCAACCGCAGGCATCTACGTCATACGGCCCAGCTGACAGTGACGGGTTTATGCAAGTCCCGGATGGAATAGATGAAGAGCTGCCGTTTATGTAAAGAGGATTACGATGAGGTGAAACGCCTTCTCAGCATGGAACGTGTGGCAGAATTTTACGGGTATAAGGTACAGCGTGGGAGAGTATGCTTATGCCCGTTCCACAAAGACACACACCCGAGCATGAAAATTTATCCTGATGGGAAAGGTTTCTACTGCTGGTCGTGCGGCGCGGGCGGTGACGTAGTCAAGTTTGTTGGGCTCCTGTTCGGGCTTGGAAACCGTGAGGCGTGCCTTAAACTGATCGATGACTTTTCCCTTCCGATAAAGACAGAAGGACTTACATATAGAGAGAAGAGGGAACGGCAGGACAGGCAGAATAGATACCGGAAACTGCGGAAATTCCAGGAAGAGGCCCATAGTATACTATGGGAATATTGGAAACTGTTATGCAACGCAGCACAGCAGTATTCCAGTCCACATTTTGATGAGGCAATGCAAGAGCTGTCAATTGTGGAATACTGGCTTGAATGCCTTAAGGAATGCCCGGAAGAATACTATGCAGACAGAAAGGCGGTGAGAAAGCTTGGAGAAATCGAAAGAAGAATTGCTGGATGGGATGACTTCGCTTAGCCCTGCGGAACAGTTCCCTGATGAGATCTTCTATCATATTTTCGATATAGAAGACAATCTAGAACGCACACAATATATAGAAGCACTGAAACGCCAGGCACGCGCATTGAAACGCGTGAGCGAGTTCAATTCTGTCCTTAAGTCATTCTTCATGGACTACGCGGAAAAAATGAAAGAGACAGGCAACAAAACCGCTTTCACGGGTCAGCCACTCGAACTGGAATGTGGGCAGTGGCGGGCAAACGATTCAGGTGTCACGATGATGAAGTATGACAATAAAGGGATGCCTGTAACCATGAGCGCCTGCACCCACCCAATTCTGCCAGTGGAGATCCTTAAGAATGTAGATAACAGTGAAGAGAGAGTGCGGCTTGCTTATTTTAAGTATGGAGAATGGTGCCAGGTAACAGTCGGCAGAGATATCTGCGCTGACAATAACGCCATTGTCAAGGTGCTTAGCAAGATAGGGATAGAGGTCACATCTGAGAACTCAAAAGCACTTGTCCGGTATATCAGTGACTGCGTAGGATACAATCCAGCGAAGTTAGAGCCCAAGAAGTCTATCAATCGATTAGGCTGGGCGGGAAACGAATTCATGCCTTATGCAGATGACATCGTGTATGACGGAGACGAAAAATTCAATGCTGTATTCAAAAACATAAAACAGGAAGGCAGTTTTGATGCGTGGAAAGACCATTGCTCTGCGCTCAGGAAAAACAAAATCGTAAGGATGGCATTTGCGGCAAGCGCGGCAAGTCCATTGCTTAGTCTGGTAAATGCCCTTCCGTTTGTATTCCATATCTGGAGTGGTGAATCAGGCACCTGTAAAACCGTGGCAGTAATGGCAGCCATGTCTATATGGGGGAATCCTAAAATGGGCGGACTGGTAAAAACGATGGACAATACGCAGTATTTTTATATGGAGTCCGCAGCGTTCCTGCGATCCATACCTTTCGCTGGTGACGAATTACAGACTGTAAAAGATAGATGGACAACCAACTATGACAAACTGATATACAGGCTGACTGAAGGTATTATGCGGGGGCAGGGTAAAGCATCTGGGGGCGTAAAAGAAACGATGACATGGTGCAATAGCTTTTTGTTTACAGGTGAAGAACCTATCACGAAAGCGAACAGCAGGGCGGGGTCAAAAAACAGGGTGATAGAAATAGAGGTTGAATCCAAGCTGCTTGAAGACGGAAATTACAGCGTATCAGTATTGGCAGAAAACCACGGTTTTGCAGGAAAAATGCTAGTGGATTATCTGCGTGGCACCGAGACTAGAAAATTGAAGGAAGAATACAAGCATTATTTTGATGCCATGTGCAAACTCGACACAACAGAGAAACAAGCAATGGCAATGTCCTGCATACTTATGGCAGACAGGATACTTACGGAATTGATTTTTACGGACGAAACCCCATTAACTATAGCTGATGTGAAAGAGTATCTCAGGAGCGCAAACGAAGTAGACGCAGCAGAGCGGTCTTATCAGATGGTTCTCAACTGGATAGCAAAAAATCCAGTACGTTTCCAAAACCCAACCGAAACAGATGCGGTCAATAAAGGAGAAGTTTGGGGAAGAATTGATACCAATGATGAAAAGCCAGAGATACCACCGGTAGCTGTAGTAAATAAAGATGTGCTATGCGAATTTTTGGAGAAAAGCGGCTTTGATTATGCGGCAATCAGCAAGAAATGGGCAGAAAAGAACCGGCTTGTAAAAAATACGCAAGGCAAATTCGTCCATCAGACCAAAGTACATGGAATCAAGGCAAGTTATTTAAAAATAAGCATGGAGCCGGATGCAGACGAGGATGGGTTTACTTCGGTGGAAGAGGAACAGATAAAACTTCCATTCGATTAAAGTCTTACCACGAAAATTTTGGTAAGACAAAAAGTAAGACCATAAAACAGCGCAAATACGCGCTTTATAATATATAGTCTTACCATCTTACCTGTCTTACCATGTACCATATACGTGTAGGCGTAAAAATTACAATGAAATTTTTTCTCTAAAAATATGTGGTTGTATGGTGTATTTTCTGGTAAGACGGTAAGACCCAACGTTTTTACTGGGTTTGGGGACACTTTTCTTGGTGGAAACGGGTAAGACGATTACCTAAAATGGTAAGACAATGCAAAAATGGAGGTATTAAATGAGCAATAAAAGCACAGGAACAGCATTTGAAAGGGAATTTTCACAGATGCTTTCGGATAACGGATTCTGGGCGCACTGCTTAAGTGATAACAGGAATGGGCAACCATTTGACGTGATTGCAGCAAGGAACGGAGCAACATACGTCTTTGACTGCAAGGACTGCCAGGGAGATGCTTTCCTGCTGAGCCGGATAGAAGAAAACCAGCACAATGCGATGACACTATGGAGCATGACTGGAAACAAGCAGGGGCTGTTCGTGGTCAGGATTCAGGAAACAGTAATTATCGTTCCGCACAGGATGCTGACCATCATGAAAGAAAATGGTAGTAAACAGGTGAGGTATAAGGAGCTTTTAAGATGTGGCAGGACATTCAACCAGTGGATGGAGCATCAGAACAAACTGGATAAGCAGGTGACGCAATGCAGGTAACAATCAGCAATGAAATATTTATAACTTCGCCGACGCCAGAGATTGTAAGCTGGGCCCGTGAGAACTTGGTCATCCCAAATCCAGAATATTCCAAGAAGCAGCGGATGGGATTATGGACAGGGAATACCGAGAAGCAACTGTATCTGTATTATGTGGATGGAGAGGCCCTGGTGTTACCCTGCGGGGCCGGGAAGGAGATAAGGCCACTTATATCCGGTGCGGATATAAGGCTGGATGTGGCTGACAATGGCCCACTAACGTTTGACGGTATTGTCCCATTGTACGATTATCAAGAAATAGCCGTGAAAGAAATGCAGGCGGCTGGATGCGGGATCCTGCAATCCCCATGCGGATCAGGAAAGACGCAGATGGGCATAGCCTTGGCAGCGCGCCTGCAGCGTAAAACATTGTGGCTTACGCACACCGCTGATCTCCTGAACCAGTCCTATGAGCGGGCGCGGCAATATTACCCAGAAGAAACGCTGGGGAAGATTACGGCAGGTAAGGTGCATATTGGCAGTCATATTACTTTTGCAACGGTGCAGACGTTGGCTAAATTAGATCTTCAGAAGTATAAGTATACCTGGGACGTAATTATTGTAGATGAATGCCATAGGGTGTCGGGCACTCCGGCCAGTATGAAGATGTTTTACCGGGTAATAAACTCCCTGGCTGCAAGATATAAGTATGGGTTATCAGCGACAGTGCACCGGGCTGATGGGCTGATCAAGAGTACATTCGCGGCGTTGGGGGATGTAAGGTATAAGGTCCCGGACGAGGCGGTTGCAGAGAAGACGATGCAAGTAACTATAGTGAGGCGAGACACGGGTATTAAGATCGACAGGATTTGTCTGGACACGGATGGGACGCTGGTATACAGCAAACTGATGCAGTACCTGACCGGGAACATAGAGAGGTGCCAGGGGATTGTGGACGACCTGATCAGGAATGCGCAGCACTCAAACCTAATACTGTCAGACAGGCTGGATCATCTGCGGTTGCTCATGGGGATAATTCCAGAAGAAATTCGTAAACAGAGCGCAATGATAGATGGGAAGATGACCAGTAAGAAAGGAAGAACCCAGCGGCAGCAAGCCATTGAGGACATGAAGCAAGGGAAGCTCCGCTATCTGTTCGCGTCCTTCAGTCTTGCGAAAGAGGGACTTGACATCCCATGTCTGGACAGGCTATACCTGGCTACTCCTAAAAAAGACTATGCCGTGGTTACACAGAGCATTGGCCGGATTGCCAGGACATTTGAGGGTAAGGAAGATGCGGTCTGCTATGACTATGTGGATGATATCGGGTTCTGCGAAAACCAATGGAAACGCAGGAAGACCAGTTACAGGAAAGCGGGGTGCAGGATTACGTGAATACAGTGGAGTTATACAGGAAAATCAAGCACTTGCAGACGATAAGATTAAAAAATGAAGCTGCGCTCAACCCGGCAGATCTTGAAGGAAAATACAGAGTGTCCTATGAAAGGCTGTGTGAGAGCATAAAACAAGCGCAAATGGACTATAGAACGGAATGCACGAGGGTTGTTAGGACTCTTGTAGAGATTCTTGCAGAATTGGCATATTTTGACCCTACAGATGAGGAATATGACGCGATTCGGGATTTTATGTGTAACAAAATAAAAGAGTGCTGTAATGATCCACTGCTTACTGGATTGACTGCTACAGCGATTGAACGATTGGAAAGTGAGGATAAAGATGAGCTGGGTTGATAAGCAGCACAAGAAAGCAAAGATACATAATCTGGTAGAGCAAGCCATGAAGGATCCTCAATTCCAGGAAGCGCAAAAGAAGCAGACTGAGGAGGCAATAAGGGAGGCATTTGACTGTTTCCTGCTGATTAGTGCGGACTATCTTTATAGACATCATAATTACGGAAAAAAGCGCCTGACAAGGTTTTTGGTTTTTGCGGTGGATCAGATGCGGTATATCCCAGACGATCCGGATTATTTTCGGCTGCTGAACGATGCGCTGGAAAGGGAGACAGGAATTAACATTTTAGGAGAAGAACATGGACGAAGAATTGAAAGAATGTGAGAACTGCTATTATTACATTTTAGTATCAGATAAAGAGCGGTGCAATAAGTGTGTGGAGTCGGTAAATGAAAAAGGAATAGACGGTTTTAATGGGTTTTGGAAGTCTGTTTATTCTGAGAATTAACATTTAGGAGGACAAAGCAATGAAATGCAAAGCGGATTTTTTTACAAAGGATTGCATTACTCCAGAAAAGTGCTGTGATGATTGCAACTATGAGGAGTGCATGGATGGATGCCAACAATATGATAGCAGAGATAATGGCTGTGAGGGGTGGCCATATGTAGAGGATTAACATTTAGGAGGTGTGGTATGAAAGCATTTCAGTGTAGCCGATGCGCACAGCTTCAGCAGGATGATATATCGGATAAGGTGTTCTGTCCATTTGCACAGCCGGAACCAAGATTTAGGGCTAAGACAGACCGAGAGTTGTGTCTGGAGGTGTTTAAGCCACTTCCGCAGACAGAGGTGTGGCATGAGCCATTTGGCTGGGAATATTAGAATTTGCCAAAGGAGGATAAAGTTGAGAAAAGATTGCTTTAAAAATAAATATCAGAATGATATGACGGCATATGATCTAAATTGTGGTCGTATATACTGTCCTAAATGGAAAGGAAACTTAAAGAGATTGTTCCGCCGTATGGCAAGAAGACGGTTAAAAAGAGATTTGGACATTTAGGAGGAATAATTTGAAATATTTAGTAGTTTATATAGCTGGTATGAGCATGGGAAATGCAGTTGTTAATTTTAGACATTCCCCGCCGACGATAAAGGATATTAGAGATGCGGAAAAAGAAATAAGCAATATTATTGAATCTGAGTGGAATCCGATAATTGTCAATTGGATGGGGATTTCAGATGATTCTGATATTTAGACGGAGGAATTAACATTTAGGAGAAATGGAAAATAAAAAATATAAGGTCATAAAACAATTTGACGCATTTTATTGTGATGTCGGGAGAATAACAGTAAACCCGGGATCACTGTTTAAAATAACCAGCGGCAGAGTTTACTTTTTAAACACCCAAAATTATTTGCCGTGGGTAGCGACAAAATTATTTTTATCAACGACTGATAACTATATGGAGAATTAACATTAAGGAGAAGTAATACTATGATATATCCTGCACATTTAGATTCAAAAATTCCATCTTATACTGAAGGTAAAAAAAAATTATGTAAGAAAAAGATACAAGAAATCTTGTACAAATACGAGTATGACGAAGATTTTATTGAAAATATTGATGATAATTTTTGTCAAGGATTTGGAGTTGCAAAAGATATTATTTTTTTAAAGGAAGAATATTGGAAACAACGGGAAATGGATAAAGCTTAAAATTAACATTTAGCGATCAAAGGAAGGAGGCGGGAGCTCCTGCAGGGCAAAGTGTACACGGCTTCCTTTCAAAAAATGAAAATAGGACTGCATGATGCAGAAAAAGAACATTTTAAGCGCGGTAAGAATTTCCCAAACTTGGCACTTATGAAAATATCAGCTTGGCATAAGAGCCGGGGCGATACAGTCGAGTGGTGGATACCCACTACACAGTATGATCGAGTGTATAGTAGCAAGGTATTTGATTTTACACCGGATAATCCATATTTGCCAGATAATGCGATCCGTGGTGGCACAGGATATCGGGATCTGCCAATGGATCAGGAGTTGCCGCCAGAGATAGACAACATGTATCCGGATTACTCCATATACCCTGACTGTGATTATGCTATCGGATACATAACAAGAGGATGCCCGAATCATTGTCGATGGTGCATTGTCCCTAAAAAGGAAGGGCAGATCAGGCCATACCGGAACTGGCAGGATATAGTCAGATCGGATACGGACAAGTTGGTGTTGATGGACAATAATATTCTGGCCTGTGACTATGGTATAGAGCAGTTGGAGAGTATGATCGGCAGCGGCTACCGGATTGATCTTAACCAAGGCATGGATGCCAGGCTGGTAGACAATTACATAGCCGGGATATTTACAAGGCTGAAATGGATCAGATTTATTCGGTTTTCCTGCGACCAGAAATCGCAGATTGAGCCGATCCGCCGAACGATTGAGTTGCTTGGGAAACACGGGATTAGACCATATAGGATTTTTGTATATTTGCTGGTGACAGCGGATATCGAAGACGCGACGGAGCGCGTGGAGGCGCTGAAAGGGTATAAGGCTATTAATTTGTATGCCCAGGCGGAACGTAATGAGCGGTTGGGGGTTATGCCAAATAAGGCACAACTTGAATTCCAGCAGAGGTATATGTATGGCGGATGTTACCGATCAGAAACATGGCTAGAATACTGCCAGCGTAAAGGATTTAGATATTAACTAAACTGACATTTAACGAAAGAAAGGATAAAGAATATGAGTGAGATTAATGAAAAAGAATTTGTAGAGGTAAATGAGACTATGTGTGTAGAGGTACATAATTGTACTGGTACAAGAGAGCACGAAGGGAAAACATATTGTCGTGGATGTGGAAATGTGCAACCAGCAAGAGCGGAATCTGACATTTAGGAGGTGTAAAGTATGATATTTAAAAGACTGGCGTTGTCCCAGATTATATTGGATCTGATAGGCGAAAAGGTCGGACTTAAAATTGAAGATGAAGATACATTGTGTTGGGCAATCGAAAAATTGTTATACCTGCACGGCAGGGAGGAGAATAATATGATTTTGACCAGAGAGAAAAGATTGGATATATCAAAAAGGCTTGCCGCATTATGTATTATTGCAGTGCACGACCAAGGGATTGACCATGACTGTTGCGATAAAATCATAGAGCATACGGCGGAAATAGCATACTCAATCGGTGGCATTAACATGATGAATCTCGTGCAGAAGTTGGAACATGAAATGTATGTAAAAGCAATAAAACCGGATTAGGGCTTCCGGCGGCAGACCGGGGAAAGAAGGGGATTATGATTAAATATATGAATTTTAAAGAAGCATTTGAAGCAATGAAAAATGGAGCAAAAGTAAAATTACCATCATGGGGTGGGTATTGGTTCTGGGACGAGCGGAAGGAAACTATTATGATGAACTGTCGCCCAGAGGATGCGGACGAAGGACAGGCACCGGTACTTGATATCAGAGAGACACAGCGAGTGGAATATACTTTGCGAAATATTCTTTCCGATGAGTGGATGATTGCGGATGAAACGAATTGTCCTGTTCTTGGTGGAAAACAGAGACTGGATTTTGGTACGGCATTCCGCATGGTAAAAAAGTATGGCAAGGGAATGAGATTGCCGCATTGGAAAGAAGATGTGGCAATCAGAGTACAGCATCCAGATGAGCACAGCAAAATGACGGCTCCATACCTATATGTGGAAAGTCGGTTTGGTCGAGTACCGTGGAAAGAAACAATGATTGAGCTGTTTTCAGAGGATTGGGAGATTGTGGACTAAACCAAAATTGAAAAGGAGATTATTTATGAAGATCGCAGTTAATAAATGCTTTGGAGGATTTTCGCTTTC